AATATACTAGGGGGAGATTACCAGTAGTCCTACAAGTAGCTACTTCTCATATGATTAAGAGCAAAGCACTAAAACTAGAAATAGAAGTCAAGAAGCTAAAGAATCCTAGACAAAAGATCAATAGAATACTTAATTGGAAGCCGTAGGAATGTAGAGGAGAATCACGGAACGATTATCAAATAATTGATAGGCTTAGAAAGCTTGTAATAATGCCTCAGTTGAAAGCTAAGGATGAGACGCCAGAAAGCCTCCGTCCGTACATCTTCTTAGGAGTTGATCTAAATTGGAATCCGAGTAGTAAAGAAGCAGTAGGAGACTGTCCTCATTGCGGACGCGAAAGTAAGTTCTCGGTAAACATCAAGACAGGACAGTTCAAGTGTTTTGTTTGTAATGAGCTAGGTAATAGCTACGTATTCATTCGTAAGCTTCATGAGATGTCTTTAAAAGAGACTACTCCTCAAGACTACGAATGGCTGAGAGAGCATAGAGGACTCTTAGAGATAGATTGTCTTATAGTCTGGCAGTTAGCTAAGTCTATTCTCACCGGTGATTATCTTGTACCGGGCTATGGGGTTAAAGGAGAGCTTAATCAACTCTACAGTTATCGGAAGATCGATGAGAAATACAAGTTACTCCCTGTTCCGACATTAGGACATCAACTACACGGTATGAACCTCTACGACTCTAAGAAACCAAATGTGTATTTCACCGAGGGTCCATGGGATGCTCTTGCGATCTATGAGGTTATGAGTCGATGTAAAGTATCGGGAGAGTCTTTAGTACCTACATCGAGTATCGGGAGTAGTTTACTCAAGGATACTAATATCCTAGCGACTCCAGGGTGTACTACCTTTTTTGAGAAATGGTTGCCTGTTTGCGATGGTAAGTCTACCTACATCCTCTTTGATAATGATCACCCAAGAAGACATCCAAGAACGGGAGCAGATATTCCTCCCGCAGCGTTTACCGGAGTGAAGAGAATCGTGGAGATGTTAAGTAGCTCGGAACACCCTCCTACAGACGTTAATTGGCTAGCTTGGGGAGAGAACGGTTATGACTTAGAGATACCTAGCGGATTCGACTTGAGGGATATTCTTAAGGCGTCCGGAAACACACTAGGAGAGCGTATAGACGCCTTATCGAAGGAGATAGAAGGAAGGATCTATCCTTGCCCAGACGCTTGGTTTACGGCACGTTTAAACCCTTCTACGGCTGCTACTACTCTCGGCTTACTTCCTTGTACTTCTTATAAAGATATTGTTAGTGCTCTCCGTAAAGCTATGCGATGGACCGAAGGATTAGACATAGCTCTCTCCGTTATGCTCTCTTCTGTTATCTCTACGAAGTCTATTGGAGATCAATCATGGGTGAAAATCATTGGACCAGCTAGTTGCGGAAAAAGTACGCTCTGTGAACTTCTTTCGGCTAGTAAAAAGTATGTCCTAGCTAAGTCTACTATTCGCGGATTTCATTCAGGATACGGTAGTGGGGATGAAGATCATTCTCTTATCTCTTTAGTCAACGGTAAGACTCTAGTGACTAAGGACGGTGATACTCTTATGAAAGCTCCGAATATTGAGCAGATTCTATCGGAAGCACGAGACGTTTATGATACAGTATCTCGTACTAGCTACCGTAACAAAGCGAGTCGAGACTATGCGGGTATCCGTATGACTTGGATACTCTGTGGTACTAGCTCTCTTATTGCTCTTGATCAAAGTGAATTAGGGGAACGGTTTCTTACTTGTATTATTATGGACGGGATAGATGATGACTTAGAGGATGAGATTACTTGGAGAGTAGCTAACCGGGCTAACCGGAATATGAGTATTGAAGCAGATGGTAAGCCGGAGACTCATCAAGAACCAGAGATGACGCTAGCGATGCAGCTAACAGGAGGCTACGTAGAGTACCTTCGAGAGAATGCCGTAACGATATTGAGTAGTATTGAGATGTCTGACTCGGCTTTACGTCGTTGCACTAGACTTGGTAAGATAACAGCTTTTCTTAGAGCTAGACCTAGTAGTAGGCAAGAGGAGCATTCAGAGCGAGAGTTTGCGGCCAGACTAGTATCTCAATTCGTTAGACTTGCTAAATGTTTAGCAGCCGTGCTCAATTGTAAAGAAGTAAACGAAGAAGTAATGAGGAGAGCTACTAAGGTATGTCTAGATACTGGTAGAGGACCAATCTACGATATAGCTAAGTATCTTTATGAAGCTCCTGAAGAGGGGATTGAGATCAAAACCATAGCGGCTTACTCTCATAAATCTGATTACATTATTAGAGAGTTTCTAAGGTTCATGAGAAAAATTGGGATGGTTGAGAGTCTAAGCTTAAAGACAGCCGGAGTGAAGCTGGGAGTGAAATGGAAGTTGACTAAAAGCTTTTTGAAACTCTATACTGAAGTTCATTCAGAATTCTCGAATAAGGAATACTAACTCTATCATGGCGATGTAGTAGACGTATTAAGGAGACTCCCTAGTAGGGTAGTGCAGTGCTGTGTTACTTCACCACCCTACTGGTAACTAAGGGGTTTGAGAGACTATGGAGTTGAGGGACAAATAGGATTGGAAAAAATCCCAGAAGAATTCATAGATAAAATGGTAGAAGTATTTAGCGAAGTCTATCGAGTCTTAAAAGACGATGGAACTCTTTGGCTCAACTTAGGGGATAGTTACAATGGAGGAGGGACCGGCGGTCCCTCTGATAAACAACTTAGTAATGCCGGAAGTAGGCATTTAATTAAAACCTCTAGCGGACTTAAACCGGGGAACCTAGTCGGAATTCCTTGGAGAACAGCACTAGCTTTACGAGACTTCGGTTGGGTACTCCGTAGTGATATTATTTGGGCTAAGCCCGCTCCTATGCCGGAGAGTATTAAGAATCGATGTACTAAATCGCACGAGTATCTGTTTATGTTTGTTAAGAAGATGGGATACTATTTTAACCATGAAGCAATAAAAGAAAAAGCAACTCCAGGGGTTTATATAACCTCTGATAGTAAGATGGGAAGTTTTGGTCAAGCAGTTGCTAAAGGGGTAAATCCGTCAGGAAATGGAAAACCTGGTACAATTTGGGAAACGGGAGATACTAGAAACAAGCGAGACGTATGGAATATTTCTTCAGAAAATTATGGAGGAGCACACTTTGCTACATTTCCTACTAAGTTAGTAGAACCTTGTATATTATCCGGAAGTAAGGAAGGGGATACTATCTTAGATCCGTTTATAGGTTCAGGAACTACTTGTTCCGTTAGCGATTACTCATAATCGTAAATCAATTGGAATAGATTTGAGTGAGGTCTACTTACGGGAGAACGCTATCCCGAGAATCGAAGGAGCGTTATTAGATAGACCTTCTACCGCTCATCTAACGGGAAAGAGGAGCTATAAAGATTCTTCAGGATCATCTACAAGAGACAGTAGCTCTCTTACTCAAAACGGTAGAGCACTATCATCTCTTAGAAAAGCGATTAGAGGACTTAGAGACGAGAGTAAAAGTTCTAGACAATCCCGTACATTAAACATTCGAGAGCCTCCGGTTTATTAGTGTCGCTTTGCTCGCTCCACGTAGGTCGGAGGCTCTTTCTATTCCTTCGGACGGTAGTTATACTAGAGGATCGGAAGTATTTTTCTCAAGAGCGAGCAAAAGGAGAGAGAATGGGAAGTTATAATGTATTAACTCTAGATTGTCCTCACTGCGGTAAGAAACAGTTCTTACAGAGTAAAGCTGGAGATTGTTCTTTAGGTGGGAATAATGAAGAAACTCTCTATCCTTAAACAACTACGAAATAAATATCCAGAGCAGAATTTTAGAGCGGAGAGAACTGGATACGGAATAGGATGGAAATACATAGGAGACTCCGAAACGGTTCAAGCTTTCTCTCAACTAGCTCCTAAGTACGATGCGGATGACGAGAGTTGTATTATCGTTTACAAAGGATTAGCGGGTAAGCAATACGGAGCGGAAGGGGTTATTTTCTAGTACCGCTAGAATCGTCTAGGATAGGGCTAGAATCGACGCAAAGGGCTAAAAACGTCTTACCCTCCGTACTTTCTTTAGAATCGATCCTAAGCGATGCTAGAGCGGTTTACGGAAGGGTAGGGATTTTTCCTAGAAAAGGGGTATTATGAGCTACGGAACTTCAAATAGCGATAAGTCTGCTTGGCCCGATAAGCCTATGGAGATAGAGGATCTCAAAAAGGCTATGCAAGAAGCTAGTGAGAAGATAAATGATCTTAACATCCCTGACGTTTATTTGCTTACTAACAAAGACTATCAATTTGTTAAAGCAGCGATAGAAGCTCACGGAGTCTCTAGTGAAGTTATTAAGCTTAGCGACTCGATAATGTTTGGTATACCTTTTGAGACTTGGCCGGACGAAGACCATGTACTAGCTAGGTCTATCGTACTTAGGGCTGAAGGTAAGAAAGTTTGTGTAATAGAAATGGGAGGGGAGAATGGAACTGTCTCAACAAGAGAATGAGTTGCTTTTAATAGCTTTGAACTGTTACCGTAATTGGGTAGAGACGGGGAATCCGGTACTATCCGAAAAAGATATGGCGGAACGTAAGATGAAACTACGTTACATAGATCCCGATAAAAGAGAACGAGTTAGATTAGTTGATGCTCTTGTAGAAAAGGTACGATATGAGTAGAACGTTTGAGCCTAACTGTATAGAGATGATAGAAAGAAAAGATCACGGAGGGTTTCCTTATATTAATGCTCCTTGGGTAGATAAGACTATCGATATGGGATACATCTTAAAGGCTATGAAGAGTAGACCGATCTATAAGACTTGGTTGAGTTGGATTACAGGGAATCCTAGCTACTGGGAACTAACTTATTGATTTGAGAGTAAGGAGGAGAAAGATGCTAGCGATTAGTCAACAAGCTTGGGCTATGATAGGTATAGTCGCGATAGTAGTAGTTGACGGATTACTCTTGTATTTCGTAGAAGAGAAACCATGAGAAAAATTATGACTGATCTATTATTGCTAGTAGGAGGAGCGGTAGTCTTAGCTCTCGGTGGGTATCAATTTGGAGTGAATATCGGAACCGAGAGAACTAGACAAGCTGCTATAGATTCCGGTATGGCCCAATGGACTATTGATCCTAAGACGGGGGATAAGCGGTTTGAGTTTAAGATAGTTCCTCCCGGTTCTAAGATAATTCCATTAGAGGTTCCTGAGCTAAAGCAAGGAATAAGTAAATGACTATGATTCCAGTGCTCTCTAAAGAACTCGAAAGACTCCAAGAGATTGAGAAACGGTATGAGAGTCTAAAGAAGGCTCTCAATACTAGGTTTGATAGGTTAGAAGTAACAAACACTCCGGAAGGGATACTAGTGGAGTTTAGTTCAATAGACAATCGAGAAGAAAAGATCAATGCTCTTGGACTAGATACCAGTGACACTATTGATCTAGCTGTAAATAGGTATAGGGAGAAGTATGATGATAGTACAAGTTAAGTACAAAACTCCTAGAGGCGGATGGAAGTGGCTAACTTGTACTTGTTGTAAACAGATAAGAACGTTTACGTCATTCCAAGGAGCTAGAAACGCTGCGGTTAACCAGTTAGGAAATGATGTAAGAACTAGGTGCTATAGGATTAACTCATATGGAGTGCCTTACTTCGATACAGAGATAGGAAAATGACTAATCAAGATATTCTTGTACTCTCGCTTTGCTTAGGAACTCTTCTGTTAGTCTATCGAACGGTGATCTATTGGGAATATCCTTGGAGACTAAAAACTAGGAGCTATGTGTCAAGAGGGGGAGTTTGGACTATTATGGATAGTGTACGAATAATTAGACCCTCCGATCCGTTCTATGAGCTATATAGACAATCAAGGAAACTAGCTGAAGAGAATCTTGCGGAGCTTGAATGTCCGAAGGATATTCTTGGTAAACTTGTAGCAGGTAATCAAGCAAATAAAAATGGGAAGCAAATCGCGTTCGGTGTAGATCGTTTAATGGATATTTCTTCAGATTGAATATACTTTAGTCTATTCTTTAGATAGGAGAAGTAAAATGGCTCAACAAGCTTTACGTAATCAATCTAATGAAGCGAGTATTATAGAACTCTTAAGTGTTTATGGGACTCAACTTACTACGGAACAAGCAGAAGAAGTTTTACAGCTAGTGCTTAAATTGCTAGAGGATAATTATCGAATAAGAAAGATAGAAGAACAAAAAGATCCAGCGTTGTCTAGAGGGATGGAACTCGCTACGCTTCCTATGTGGCAAGTACCGTTTATAGCTCTCCACTTCGCTAAGTACCTTTGTAGTCAAGTAGGGATGTGCGGAGAGACTATGATAACGGCTTATGCTTGTTACGCTCAAGCGGTAGAAGGATTACCTTGTGAGGATGAACTCTATAAGATCGGAAAAGATCATAGAGCTTGGTTTGAAGAAGCTAAGAAAAGAAAGTGGGAGTTATAATGATAATACTTAGAGGACATCCTAGTGAGCTATTTGGACTTGCTTTAGCTTGTAGGAATCAACGATTCCTACTTCCTATGTCTTATGAAGAATACATCGCTCAAGATGAGTATAAGCTAGTAGAGCTATGTAAGAAAAAGGAAAGACCGCGAAAGACTTTCCTGAAGGAAGTTATCTGAGAAAACTATTAGAGCGAGAGGAGAACAAATGAAAGCTATTTGGGCTAGGTTTTGTAAGTTAATGGAAAAAGTTCTCTGTTGGGGAATGGACGAGTATAAATAATTACCGGGGTAATAAGATCAAAACAGGATTTAGGATAGTAGTAGTGAGAAAACGGTTGTATAGGGACTCAATGTAAAATGAGAGCAATCAAGATAAAACCGAAGTCAACAAAGACACCCATGTATAAGTTGTATGAAGGTTTGAATCCTCAACAGATGCAATTCATAGAAGCTATGATGGCTGATAAAGCTATGAATATGCTTAGTGCTGCTAAACAAGCAGGATACAAGAATCCTAGTAGTGCAGTACAGAAGTTACAACAGAACAAAGGAGTAATGAAAGCTCTTAATAATGCTCTGTATCAACGTATGATGGTTATGGGTTTAACTAAGGAAAGAGTCATCTATGAGCTAATGGCTATTGGATTTATTAGTCCTCAAGATTTCGTAGATGAGAATGGGAACTATCTAGCTTTACAAGACTTACCAGATCATGTCGCTAGAGCTATAAAGACTATAAAGATTAGTCATAAGGTAGATGAAGAAGATACTACTGAGATAGTAGAGTTTGAGCTATGGAATAAGCTAGATGCTCTTAAGTTACTAGCTGCTCATACAGGCATGACGCTTAATCCCGACGTGAATATAAACGTAGGGGCAGGATTTAACTTTGACGCTCTATGGCAAGCCGCTAACGAAGGATCAAATGAGGATCTTGTAGAGCAAAGACTCATAGAGGAATCTAAGAAACAGACTAGAGTAGAGCCTGAGATAATCGAGACTAGTTATGATATAGTAGAGGACTTTAACGAACAAGGAGACGAATAGAATGGTATCTAAAGCTAGCGAACATACTCAGATTTCGGTTCGGTTAAATGAGAGCGTATTTAAGAAGTACTGGAACATTAGAGAGACTTTGGGAATCTCTAGCGTATCTACTATCTCTAAAGGTATAGAACTACTCGCTCTATTCGTTAAAGCCGGACAAGAGGGAAAGAACTTCGCTATAGTAGATAGTGAAGGTAAGACTACGGAAGTGGAGTTTAAGGTATAACACTTAAACAACCTAAAGGAAATTCAAACTATGGCTCATTACAATCATTGGCTAATAGGATTCCTAATGGGAATAGCTCTACCTAGCATTCTGATTATAATTCATAGTATATTCGGAGACAGTTGGGAAACTCTAGGTAAACACGCTCAAGGGACAGCTATCGGTGGACTTGGGAGCGTTGCTATATTTGGTTTAGGATTCTGGCTAGAACTTAGAGGAAGAAACAAAACAACATCCTAGTCTCTTTACGGATCTAGACTAGTCAGCTATAAGGGAACTCGGCGGCACTCTCTAGGATTGATCCCCTAGAGAGGGTCAACTTTACTCGTCCTGGGTAGACCAGCCGCCATTCCCTTATTTACTAGGACGAGAAACCAAAGGACGAGTATTATGGTTACTATCACCCTTCCTAAGTTAGCTCGTGAACCAGATCTAATAGCTGTGATCCTAGCTGACATTCAAACTATTGGAGTTGTAGGAGAGCAAGAAGCTGCTCTTTTCCTCTATCTCTGTGGAACTAGTCGTATTCTAGATAACCCTTTGAAAGTCATAATAAGGGGAAACTCTAGTTCAGGTAAGAGTTGGGTACAAAAATGTGTATCTGATCTATTTCCTGAAGAAGCTATACTCCGAGTAACTACTATGACTCCTGAGTCCCTATACTACAATCAAGTAGGTTCTCTAAAAAACATGTGGATAGTAAAGGGGGAGCGGAGTAGACAGAAAGACGAAAAGGCTCAAGACGCTTCTGCTGCTTTAAGACAACTACTTAGTGAAAATAAAATATCTAAGTTATCTACAGACAATAAGGCAGAGGGAGGACCCAAAGGTAAATACATAGTACAAGAGGGTCCGGTAGCGTTTTGTGAAACTACTACCCTAGAAGACAAGGACATATTTGAAGAGGACTCTAATCGTATGATTCATATCTTCATGGATGATAGTATAGAGCAATCAGAGAGAATTATTGAAGAGATAGCTAGGAGGGATATGGCTGAGACTTCTGATGACGAAATTATAAAAGAGATCATAACTAATCATAAGAGATTTCAAAGGAGTCTTAAGCCTTATCGAGTTATAGTACCATTCTCTGGAGAGTTAGCTAAACTAGTCCATAAAGGTAACGTGACGATTCGTAGAACATTTACTCAAATAGAATCTACTATTAAAGCAATTACCTTATTACACCAACATACTAGGAAACGAGACAAAAGGGAGAATCTGGTAGCAACTCTCGATGACTATATGCTAGCTCGTAAAGCTCTCTTACCTTCTCTTCAGAGAATAGACGCGGTGAGTAAGGGGGCGAGAAGTCTCTATGAAGCGTTAGAAGAGTTTAAAGATACGCCTTTTAATACTCACCAAGCTCAAGAGAAAGGAAATCTCTCGAATAGGAAAACGCCTAGTAAACTTCTCAAAGAGCTTCGATCCCTTAAAGTCGTAGAACTCGTTAAGGCTAGCGTAGGATCTTCTCCGGCGATTTGGAGGATTATCGGGAAACTCGAATCGGTACAGTTACTTCCAACGGTAGAAAACGGGAAGCTAGTTAGCGTAACCTCCCGTTACTTAGCGTAACTTTCGAGAAAGGTTACGGAAAATCCCTATTATTTACGTGGAGAAACTAGGTTTTCGGACTTAGCGTAACCGCGTAACCGGAGAGAAGCGAAGGGAGGTAAGGAGCGAGAGGACCGTTACCGCGTATAATATATTTTTGTACTAAAAAATTATTATACCCCGTTACGCTCGGAACGCTCGCCCGCTATCTAGGGTTACGCGGTTACGCAAATCTTAAAAAGGGGTTATTTACGCGGAGAAACCGTATATTTAGCGTAACCTTTTCGTAAAGTTACGCGGAGGAACGCTAGGTTACGCTAATTTTGCTCTAGAAAGGAACAGAAAATGGTTTGGAAAGTAACGCTAGAAGAATATGAAGGAGATCCCAAAGAAACTTTTGAAGAGTCTGGTATTAGTGACTCAGTAACTACTAGAACGGGAATACAGTTAGGTAGAGCTTTATCTTGGTCTTTAGAAAATGCTCCAATAGCAGATCGGGAGAGAATTAGAGAAATATGTAGAGCTATAGAAGAATTGGAAATAGCGGGTAGTTTTTCCATGACTAGTTCTGACAAAGAAACTATGAAAGTTTTAGAAGAGTTTTTGGGCATTAGTAAACAACTATACAAACTGCTATAAGGAACCAAAATGGTTACAGTATCTAAGAAAAAAGTAGACTCGGTTTTAAGGGGTGATGCCCCTAAATGGTTCACTTCCCTATTAAACAAGCATTTTGAAAAAGAATTTATGGAGCTTATAAAAAAGTATGAAATTATAGATGCCCTAGAAAGCTCTGTGAGAATTGTAAGAAAGTCTCTATCGATTTCTCAACATGGCCCTACACGAACTTGGATGGATCATTGGGGACTTGTTAAAGTAAGTAGGTACAGCCACTTTATAAGTGAGCCATATGGTAACGTTAAAGATTTTGAAAAAGAGATACAAGCTTTTTGTAAGAGGATAGGATGCTACTACTCTATTGTTAGAGAAAGCGAGTGGAATCCTCCTCATAGTTATCGCATCACTATTTATGAACCCGGATTTATCAAAGGAAAATAAATAATGGCTGCTGTTACTAAGGCTCAAATTAAGAAGTTCAAAGCGGAAGCGGTTTAACTTCCTTAAATTTTAGTTATACTAGAGAGGGTAGAAAGGAGCGAGCGAATAACGATGGTTAGAATAGCTACAAAGATTCCCGATAGGATGCAATTGCTTAGAGACGTAGGAAAAGAGTATGACTATTGGTGTGAAGCTTACTCTAAAGAACTCCGAGCAATAGGTAACAGGATCCCAGTAGGCGGAAATCATATGGATGCTTTCTTTAAGAGTGAAGGACTGAGAGGGGTTACTACCGCTCTAAGACAAAATAAGACTCTTGAATACTCTATCCAGTTCGGAGAGGACGTTATGGAGATAGCTGTTAAGCTCTGGAACCAAAAACGAGAGTACCAAGTACGCTACTGGGAGAAGCACGGACAAGATTGGTTAGCTAACAAAGTGCGTAGTCTTCTATTATGGGGATATAGAGATCAATAATGAAAGAACGAGAGATAGAGCATGAGGACGTTATGAAGTATGCTAACTCAGTAGCTATCTCTAGGCTTCCTCATTTGATTATTGAGATAGTCAAAGTAGCTTACACTCGTAAGGTGTTTAATCCGGGAGGAGCTTCTAGAATAATTCAAGGACTAGAAACGAGAGAAGGGTATGATAAATGAGCTATAAGAAAGTAGGACAGAATCTCTCAGGTCCAATTATCTCTGTAGACGCAGTTCATGATGCTCCAAGATCTGCTCTAGCCGATGCTATTGAGCTATGTATGAAAGAGCAATGTGACGTAAATCTTAGGATGGTAAGCGGAGTAACAATAAGGATTGGTTATGAAGAGAGTATCAAAGCTCTCTATATACCCCTACTAGACAAGTGTATTAAAGCAGAACGAGATAGTAGTGATAGGTTAGATGCTCTAGATAAGGAGTAAAATAGAAAAGCCAGACTTTTCAGTTATCGGAACTAACAGTGGACACGGACATATGTGGGCTAGACCGGACAAAGCTAGAGTAAGGTGCGGTGGGCCTGCTTTTTGTAAAGAATGTTCCTATGATCTTTATGTACGAGAATTGAAGTGTAGACTAGATGGTGAGATGCTTAAATCTATACAATCTCTTAGAGATGATTTCTACCGAAACACTAAGCATGTAGGAGCGGGAGACATAGACAGAAGTTATGCTATGTACTTAGATAGGTTGTTAGATGGGCTTAACAAAATACTAGACAAGGAGTAGTAAATGAGTGATAGTGATATGGAATTAAATGAAGCGGTTAGGTTTACAGTCCAACATGCTACTAACTACGTTACAATGAGACATATTGAACGAGTTAGGAACTTACTCAACGTAATGGTAAAAGAACTCTTAAGGAGAGGAGAGCTACACGATCAATCTAAGCTACGTTCTCCGGAGGTAGAGTTATTTACAGAGCTTACTCCTAGACTCGCTGCTTGTACTTATAATAGTCCAGAGTACAACGAGATGAAGAAGGAGTTAGACGTAGCCCTTAAACACCACTATGCAAATAATCGACATCATCCAGAACATTTTAAGGATGGTATTCGAGATATGAACCTAGTTGATCTATTAGAGATGTTTTGCGATTGGAAAGCTGCTAGCGAGAGACATAACGACGGGAACATTAGAAAGAGTATTGAAGCTAATGCTGGAAGATTTAATATGTCCGCTGATCTAGTTCGTATCTTTGAAAATACTGTTGAACTTCTTTAGGAGATAGTTATGAAGATAGAAGAAGTAAGAGTCAAAGTACAAGTAGTTCAAGTAAAGCTCAAATGTCCTAACTGCGATATAGGATTCTTAGAACCTTATGGCGATATAACCTATGATACTTGGCCTCAAGGTTATCCTCATAAGTGTAGTAATAATGCTTGTGGGAATACTGCAGCGGTTAGCGGAAAGAGATACCCTTATATAGAATATCAGGAGATTATCTAATGAAAGAACTAGCCGATATGAATAAGCAAGAACTTGAAGAGATCATCGTGAGTCCTAAGAATCCAAATAGTAATCCTAGTTGGGATGCTTCTAACTCTCAATGGATTAAAGAAGAAACTCAACGTAAGTTAGATTTGTTAGAAAGTAAGAAATGACTAATCAACTAGAGACTAGAATAAAAGCAAGGAAAGAAGCCGAGTATCTATTCTCCTTATGTAACGAGTCTCAATACCAAAATCATGAACACTTCTGGAAGAGTCTGTTAGAGCTAGTTCAATCTAAGGTTCCTAAACAAGAGAAGTCTACTGAACTAGTCCCTATGACGGATAAGGAGGTTACGTTCTTTAGAGGAGAGACAATGCCTTTCGGTAAGTGCACAGGAGAGTTAGTTGAAAATGTACCTCTAGACTATCTTGATTATTTGATAGGACAGCCGGATAATTTAACTCCATTTCGTAGGTACTTGAAGAATCCTAGTATTGCTAAGTTACTTCAACAACAGTTAGATGAGGGTAGGAACTATCAATGAATATCTACTTAGTGACATTTGATCCCATGAATAGAGGAAGTGAAGGGAACTTAGACGACGGAAAGGAACAAGTGTTTATTACGGCTTCAGACTTAGGGAAAGTACAAATGGCTATTTATAATGGCTGGCCAAGAGGGGTAATCTTAGAGTGTAAGTGTTTAGGACCGGCTATCTAATCTTAAGGAAAAGTAATCTAGGCGAAAGATCCGAATAGGGACGGATTCCGTTAGCTCTATAAGACTTGTCGTATACCTTCGTTTAACGGAACTGAGAAAGGTAATTATGAAACGTCCCATTCTACTCGCTCTCTACATCGTCGCTATTCATTGGAACACTCTCTTTATCCCTCTAATGCGAGATGAAGGAGAGTACGCTTACTCGGCTCAACTCTTACTCTCGGGCCATACTCCCTATACTGAGAGCTTCTTACAAAAGCCTCCAATGATTATCTACACGTACTGTCTAGGTGACGCTAGAATCGTTATGATAATCTCTCACTTCTTAGCTGCTCTACTCATGTCTAACACTTGCTCTATGTTCTTACTTCCTACTCTACTCTTAATGCCGAGATTAGGGCAATGTTCGGCTAACGTAGAGCAGTTTATGATACTCCCGATAGTCCTAATGTACGTACTTGTTAAGAGAAGAGATACTACGTTAATGCTAGGAGGATTAGCAGCGATTACTATCTTGTATAAGTACACGGCCATCCCGATAGTGTTCTGTATCCTCTTACAACGACGTTACAGTTGGAAGGAATTCTTAGAACTATCTTCTAGCTTCTCAATAACATCGTTCGCGATTCTTAGACCATTTCTAGGAGACGATAAGCTACTCGACTGTACTTACTACTTCAATCAAGCTTACGTAGCTTCTCATCATCTTAAGTTCGTGTACTTTGAACAGAACGTAGAGGCTATCCTATTCACGTATTGGATGGCTGTACTATTCGGCTGTCTCTCCCCGTCTTATCTCATTCTAGTAGCTCTGTTCTGTACCGCTGCTTCTCCTTACTCTCACTACTATCTCTTAGCGATTCCGTTCATCGCTATCTCGGCTGGTAATGGGGTAGAGAAGTTCTTAGCCTATCTAGAGCATAGAGGACTTGAGAAGTCAAAGTACACTAGACCTCTAATAACTCTTGTGCTAGTCATCGGAAGTCTCTATCAATCTTGGGACTTACTCATAGAGCCTAACGTAGCTCCTAAGCTTTATGGAGACCAGCCGTTCATCGAAGCTAAAGAAGTAGCCTTTAAGGTCAAGAGCTTAACGAGTCCTAACGACAAGATTCTCATTATGGGATCGGAACCGGAGATACTCTATTACTCAGGAAGATTTAGTGCTACGAGATTTGATATAATGTATCCTCTATTTCTCGATACGAATCTTAAGGAGAAATATCAAATAGAAGCGATTGAGAATCTAGAGACACCGGAAGTTATCGTAGAAGTACATAGTTGGTTTAGTATGCAAGGCTGCGGAAAGTTTTCGGAGTACGTAGAAGAGCTTAAGAATGACTATGAGTTAGTGTCTGAGACTAAACAGTTCTCTATTTACAAGAGGAAGTAATGAGCGAGCCACAAACTAAGGAAGTTCTATTCAAAGAAGTAGCGAAGTACGAGACTTGGGGAAACTTTTCGGGGTTCACGTACTTAGGTATCAAAATCTTAGTAGCGGGAGTAGAGCTAACTGAAGAAGAGCAGGGGACAGTTAATAAGTACGTAGAAGCTATACAACGGGACATATTCAAATCTAAAGAAGAAAACCATCCTGATAATATCAAAGAGAGACAAAAGACAATTGAGGATCTTAAGGCTTGTTTCCCTAGTCCTATCTACTACAAAGTCATTTCTAACAAGTATTGGGGAGAAAGTCACTATGGGTTTACTACTCCTTGGCTGATAGTAACAACTACTAGAGGACCAATTACTATCGGTTGGAGAAAGCGAGTCATAGTTATAGATTGGAGCGGATCTGATATAGAGAATTCAGCTGATAGTCTATTCTCTCAGGAAGATGTTACGAGAGGAGATAAAATGATACACGCTTATGGCTACGATAAGGCGAGAGAGTACATCTCTAAGCTTATGACTACCGAAACGAAAGGATTACTACCCGTCCCGTAAACGCGATATAATAGCCCTTCTAAGCGTTACGAGAGAAAGACGACCGATCTATCGTCTTAGGGTGAGATAAGCGTTCCTAGGGCGTTTAGGAACGATTTAGCGTAGGTTCCGAGAGAACTTTAAGGAGCGAGCTAGTGAATAAAGAACTTTCGAGAGGAGAGATATTTCAAGCTATCTTAGTTGTACTAATTCCCATTCAGATTATTTGGCTGGGCTATGACATCTCTTTACGAAGACGGATCGTAGCTAGGAATAAGCAATACGCTCTCGATTGGGAGAGTAATGAAGAAGCAATATTCTCTGGAGTTAAGGCTGCTCTAGATCAAAAACCTAAATCAGATAACCCTTTTCCGGATGGGAAGGAACTATACCAGCGTAATCATGACCTTTGGGAAAGAGGTTGGACTACTATAGATGAAAGGTTTATTAGAATGCCGAATCTGAAAGATGGTAAAGTGCTTTAAGTTTAACCGCTAGTTATTACTTCTACATAGGCAAGAGGGACTAGTGTTACTGTTTTGAAAGGATAGGCAAATGAAGTACAAAACAAGTTTAGTACAAGACAGAGTCAAGAAACTTTTAGGGGTAGTAGCGTTGTTGAGTATGATAGCTTTTAATACGGAAGCTAAAGCAGATCCAGAATTTGGGGTGATTATTTCTTCTGTAGTTGTTACTCAAGTAGAGGATCTTAGTATCTGGATAGTTGTGAGCGGTTATGTGATAGATGATCCCGATGAGGGAGCAGACGGAATTCCCGTAAACGTAGTGGATGAGGATGATAGTTATCTAGGAGCTTATACAGAGGATTGCGATTCTAGCGGTAACTTTCAATTCTGGTTTCCATTCGATGCCCATCTTATTGGAGAATTAGTAGTTCTTCAAGCTACTGACTGGAGTTGTATGTACTATGGTTCCGACTCATTTGAATATCCTTCCTTTATGGGACCTTAACTTGATAGAGTTAGTCACTATCTTAGCCTTAATGCTATCTACGATTAGTCCATTAGCTTCTTTTGGATTGTTCTTAGTATTTTGGATTAGGATGAGAATAGAATTGGAGAGATAGGGCGGAATAGCTCGGCAGAGTATAATAGCTTTGTCGGGCTATTTTTCTTTAGATAAGGAGATAGGTAATGGTAGAAGAGAAGCAAAGACCTCCGGACGTTCTTAAGATACAACTTAATGTACCTGCTCTAGAGAGACTTATTGGAGGAGAGCGGGAGATGGAAATGATCCTCTCTCAAGTAGCTGTAGATACCGTAGTATCTAAGAGGATGGAGATAGTACAAAAGTATGTAACAGAAGCGGTCAAGAGAGCTAGTGACGAGATTCTAATTAGAGTAGTAGATGAGAATAGATACGTTCCTGACTATGTACTCTCAGACAAGCTTAAAGATGTTTTGAATAAGTTAGTCAAGAAGGAAACGGAGACACTAGTTAGTAGTTACATAGAAACTAACCGAGAAGCTATCTATCAAATCATTAGGAACGTAATCGCTAAAGAAGAGATAGACAAATCGATCAAATGGCAAGCTAAGGAAGTTTTGAAAGAGATGATTGATAAAGCTTTCAAGGAGAAAGAATGATGGGTGAAGAGAACGAGCGATATGAAACAGTATCTGAGATTAAACCGGAAAAGAAGCCACGTAAGAAATACCCTAGGAAACCGAAGCCTCCATTAGCAGTAGGGAGTAATGTAAGATACGAGTTTACTACCCTACAAAACGAAGTCTTAGTGTATTGGAATATCTTTGAAGTCTATTGCCCTACTAAGGGAGATCATATTCGACATAACGGTAAAACGTACTTTGTAGACGGAATAACTTTCAACACTAGCTCTGATGTAGTTGAAGTAGCTTGCAAGGAGATAGCTAATGCCTAACTCTCTAAAGGAGATACTTACTGAAGAGCTAGGATACTCGGAACAAGAAGCCCAAGCTATTTTAGATAGAGCACCTACGTATCTAGGTCAAACTGCTAAGCAACAGACTATTGGAGGGAGGATAGCTCATCTAGTATTTCAAGGAAATGAAGTAAGCGGAGAGAGTTGTGCTACTGTTCTTATCTGCCCTCTTAGCGGGAATCGAGATCAAGGCTATGTTTTAAGATTAGTGAGACATATTAGCTTTGATTCTTTGATAAAAGCTAGACAATATATAGCTCAAGCTATCGACGCGGGAATCAAAGAAGCTCTAGAGGAGGATAGGAACAAACGACCCGTAGACAATAACTTAGAGTTGATTGAGAATCTTAAAGCTAGAATTACAGAGCTACAGAATAAAGTGGCTCATGACTATAAAATTAATGTTCGTCTTATAGATGAGAAGACAGAAGTTAGACAAAACTTAGAGCAATGGAAAGGTAGAGCGGAAGCGTTTGAGAAAGACTGTATTAGACTTAAGGGGGAGAGAGATAGACTCAAAGAACAACTAGCTAGCGAGCGAGAGGAGAATGATATACTTGTAAATAGAACTCCTCTGCTCAAAGACATCGTAGAGAAGCTAGACAAACACGGTCATGTAACTATTAGATACAAGTGAGATAGCTATGTATAGGAAAAGTAGTTGGAGGTATTTTGGGTTTTTACTCATTACTGTAGGAATGGTGGCTGTTATGATAGGAGATATGGGATTCGGTTGTATCTGCTATACTTTCTATGCGGTTATAAGAACGGTATTTGATAATATAGAAGATTGGGAGAAGAAACATGAAGTATAATGCGGATATTTGGATAGGAGGTAAGTACATAGGGAAAGGAAACATAAAGATGTTCTTTAACTACGCTCCTACGCCTAGAGTACCTGACGGAGAAGAATTGAACGTTATGTTCATAGGGGGTCCAATAGCGGGAAAGTCTATGAAGCTAAGAACTCCTCTAGAGAGTTTAATCCAAGTCCCGTATATTTCGGAAAAAGAGATTCTAGTTGAAAACTACGATAGCTTTGTGGTAGGAAATCCTCCCCTAGCTAACCAATGTTGGAACTCAGCTTTCTATAGGCTCAAAGATTGTACTAGGACGGGTAGTGTAGTTTATGAATGGGAACATACTGTAGCTATGGAGAAGCTTCCAGAGAAATACCAGAGGTTGATAACTAGACAATAATGCCAATAGCTAAAAAACTAGATACGGGCGTGTACCAGATTCTTAACCTTGTAAATGGAAAAAGGTACGTAGGGTCGGCTGCTATATCATTTGTAAAACGTTGGAGAGACCATAAATGGTCTTTAAAAAAGAATAAACATCATAGTAAGCATTTGCAAAGAGCTTGGAATAGGTATGGGGAAGAGAATTTTGAGTTTGAAATACTAGGTTGTTGTAATCCTAAAGATTGTATACTATGGGAACAGAAATTCATAGATAAATACAAAACCGCTAATCGTAAATTTGGATATAATATCTACCCTATTGCAGGAAGTCCTTTAGGTAATAAGCTGTCTAAAGAAACTAAGGCTAAAATGGGAAATGCTCGCCGAGGAATTCCACGGACAGAGGAAGTAAGGACTAAAATTTCAAAAGCTCTTAAAGGATTTAAAGTATCGGAAGAGACCAAAGAGAAGATACGCAAGGCATCTACAGGTAAAAGACATAGTGAAGAGACTAAAAGAAAGATGACAGAGTCTCATAGAGGTAAGAAACTTAGCGAAGAACACAAAATGAAACTTTCTAAGTTTCAGAGCGGTAGAAAAAGAGGACCAAATAGCGAAGAGACTAAAAAGAAAAGGTCACTATCTCTCCGCAGATATTGGGCAGCTAGGAGGGCAGAACAGAAAAATGCCTTCTAAGTTTAACCCTTTAATTTTCCAAAAAGATCCTATCGCCTTTCAAAAGTTCTTTTGGCCTCATGTTACTTTTTATAAGGAACAAAGAAAGGTACTACAGTCATTAGTAGAGAACGATGAGACCCTAGTTCCCGCAGGAAATATGCTTGGGAAAGATTTTACAGCGGGTTTTGTGGCCTTATGGTTTTTTATGACACGACACCCAGTTCGGATAATGACTACGTCAGCCACAGATTCACATCTTGATGTACTTTGGGGAGAGATTGGAAGGTTTATTACTAGTTCAAAAATTCCTCTAGAATATAAAGAGGGAGGACCATTAATAGTTAACCATCGACATATAAGAAAAATAGTTTGTGGATCTAAGTGCGATCTAAGTCAGCTCAAAGGTATAGTAGCGGCTAGTGATAATATGGCTGCGCTCCAGGGGTACCATATTGCTAATATGGGTGATGGATGCCCACGGACCCTTTTTATTGCGGATGAAGCGAGTGCAGTACCTGATGAGTATTATCGTATGTCCTCAACTTGGGCAAATCGCATGTTGATCATAGGGAATCCTTGGCCTTGTACTAACTTCTTTTTCAGGCATGTAGAAGAAGGGGATAAGGAAAATAAGAACAAAGAAGGTAGTTACTACCGTAAGATTATCAAAATTAAAGCCACTGATTCCCCTAATGTTCGATTAGCTTTACTACAGATAGAGAGAGGAGAAAAGCCAACCGGAGAAATTTTGGTACCTGGTGTAAAGTCTTACGAGGAGTATACCAAGAACATAGAACTCTGGGATGACTATCAAAAATCGGTATCCTTAGAAGCGGAGTTTTATAAGGGTGCTGAAATATATTTGTATCCTAGCAAGTGGTTAGATTTGGCGCATAAAGCAGCGTTTAAACTCTCTCCTAGACGACGCGGTAAGGCTATGGGGATAGATACCGCCGAAGGGGGGGATGACTCCGTATGGTCTATCGTAGACGATTTAGGCGTGATTAAGCAGGTATCTAAGAAAACTCCTAATACGAACGATATAATAGGTCAGACCCTAGCGTTAATGAGAGAGTTTAAGATAGACGCGGAAAACGTAGTGTTTGATCAAGGAGGAGGAGGCTTAGAGCACGCCGATCGACTTAGAGCTATGGGCTATAACGTTCGTACCGTAGCGTTTGGAGAAGCCGCATCGAGCATAGATGTATTCGCTAGAGGGAGAATAAAATCCTTAGCATCTAGGATTCAAGAGAAAGAGAATCGATACGCTTACAAGAACAGAAGAGCGGAGATGTATGGAATCCTTAGACAACTACTAGAACCTGTAGAAGATGAGAATGGAAACCTAGTCTCTAACTTCGCTATAGGTCCAGAGTATCAAGAGCTAAGGAGACAGCTAGCCGCTATGCCTCTAAGATATACAGAAGATGGGAGATTGTTTTTACCTCCTAAGAATCGGCCTCCCGGCTCAAAGTCAAAAGAACAAACAATATTCGATCTTCTTGGCTGTTCTCCCGATGAAGCAGATAGTCTTGTACTCGCTACTTTCGGTATGTTAGTCAAACCTACTATTCCTACAGCGGGAGTGTTCTAATGGAATACAAATCTCTAGAGCCAACTAAAGATGATGTAGAGTTTGTTGAACGATTATTTATGATGAAAAATGAATACGATTCTTATACTAGGTTAGGTGTTCCGGCTCATATCTTTAAAGGACAAGGAGAGAGCATATTAGGTGGGTCTAACTTAGCTCAAGCCCATCTAGACCAATTCAACTATAATCAACGACAGTATAGACGTAGAAGGATATTCTAATGGGTACGGAGCTAGAAAGAATCGAAGACAGATTACAACTAGAGATTAGTGATGAGATGAAAGAAGCTCTGATTAAGAACGAACAAGCTGCTATAGAAGACTTACAACACGTACTAGGTATCTCTCCGGAAGTGGGTAAGGAACTCCTAGAGAGAATCCAAAAGCGATACAATAAACAAATAGGAGAGATGCTGCTAGGTAAGGAGATGTGTGAGAACCTAGTAGACCGAAAGAAGAGATCAGCTACTTATCTTACAGCTGGAATAAAGGGTAGAGTAATTCCTAGTGTTAAGAAGTACAAAGGGAGAAAGAAATGAGTAACGGTTTTGACATAGATCCTTCTCAATGGCAAGAACAATACCAAGAAGGTATACAACGAGCTATGGACGAGCAACAAGAGTATGAAGCTAGTTCCGCTCTAGAGAGGTTAATGAAAGAGCATGAAGAGAATAACTTAGACTACCAACAAGAGATGACGGAGCTAGCTGAAGGAGGAGACGATGCTTTCGGACGAGAGCGTTGGGCGAGTATGATGAAACGTCTAGGGAGGCGATAATGTTAGCTATAGAATGGAATTCTCCTCTAGGTCTTCTCGTAGGGTTAATGATCTCTATAGGAATATGGAAACAGATACTAGAGGAAATGGATAAGTATAACCGAGGAGATAAACTATGATTACGGGGATTATGTTAGGTATCTTAGTATTTCAACTACTTCTCTTTATGAGCTTTTGTAGCGTTCAGAATATGAATGATAAGCTATACAACCTAGTAATAGAGAATCAAAAACTTTTGATAGGTAACTGTGAGAAGCTTAATTCTACTAACCAAAAGCAAATAGACATAATGGGATCTTTCTTCACTAAGCTAGAGGAGAAGATCAAAGTAACCGATCCTCCTAGGCTTCCGGGAGACGAGTGGAAAGATATTTAAGAAATACCAAGCTAAGCAAGATTTAGGAGAAGAACCGTGACTAATCGAGATTACAAATACAAGAAGCCTACTCCTGGTCCTGTTACGTTTCCTCCTAAGACTCGGAACTGTCTCAAGTGTAGTAGAGAGTTTACTACGATTCATAACGCCTTTGTATGCGATCATTGTCAATCCGAGAACTCTAAGCTAAGGGGGAGACTTATTCAAAAGACTAGTAGCGGACGGAGAGGAAAAGCTTTAGATCAAAACGGATAAGACTAATCTAAAGATTATTCAAGCTAAAGCAAAAGGCTAAAGTATGGAGACATTAAACCTAGTAGACCAAGAGATTAACTTCACTTACGCGAGAGTAGTACACGAACATCCTAGAGGATTCGAGAGAGATCATCACTATCACGTCTATGAAATTCGCTATAATGGGAGGAGATTAAACAGCCTAGGAAGTAATCATACTCAATGGATTGACTTAGATTCCGGAGATATAGTCAACGTTATAGTAGGAGACATCTTCCCATGATCGGATTTACAGACGTATTAGGTCGCTCGATTTATCTAGACGAATCTAGTATAAAGGGAGTACTTCAAGTAATTCCGGAAGGAGACTTATGGACTATTCTCTGCTACGGAGGGGAGTCTTATACCTGTACGGGAGAGTACGCGGATAAGATAGTCCAGTTTATGAAGATCATTTCGGATATACACGAACATCTCCCTAGTAGTGAAGAATCAGAAGACGATGATGAAGAGTTACCTACTCAGAACTGGAGAGATAACTAAAGTTATCCCAACCTAAAGAAAGAGATAATTGACTGTACTTTCTCAAGCTACTCTAGACCAGTTTAAGAGAGACTATGAGCTAGCAGTAAAGAGTCCTCCCGGTCATCTCAGTCATTGTAATGTACTATGTAACTTTTATCGTCTTATGAGTGCTTATGAATCTCTATGGGAAGCTTATGTAGAACGTGGTAGGATACTAGTGATGATGAGTGAGGAAAAACCGGCGGAATAAAAAGGATTACTAACACTACGGTAGGCGTAGAAAGAACAATGGCTAATGGAAACTCTCGGAACCGAAGGTTTCAAGAGAAACGGATCTTCTAAGCAACCTATAGATAATGGATTTGATAACTCGGAAGGACTTACCGAGAACGCAGAAGCGGTTAAGCGAGCGAGTTATGAGTTTGGAGAAATAGTCTCTAACGTACTCCTCTCTCGCGATGAGTTCATAAAGAAGTTCTTTGATCCTAGGCGGGATTATGATAAAGAGTGCGGTTATCCTGCCGCTAGGTCTAATATCCCGGCTGATCTCTATCGAGACTTGTATGACCGAGAGCCTATAGCTTGTCGTGTCGTACAGCTCATGCCGAAAGAGTCTTGGCAGTCTCAACCTAGTGTTTATGAGACTGGAGACTCGGAGACGGATACTAAGTTTGAGAAAGCCTGGGATGGTCTTAGTAGTTCCGTTCGGGGGAAGTCCTGGCACCAAGATGAAAAAGGAAGCGTCATCTGGGAGTATCTAAGACGGGCTGATATCATGAGTGGTATCGGAACGTTTGGGATAATGCTACTAGGACTCGATGACGGGAATGGATTACAAGATCCAGTACCTGGAGCTATGAGTATGGTAGAGGGACCGTTATGGCCTAACGGAACCTATGCCGATACTGCTCCGATAGGTACGGACTCTCAATACCAAGGAGTCCAACTAGGCTATACTCCTGTCCCTCCTAAGAAGAAAGGGCAAAAGCTTAACTTACTCTTCATTAGAGTATTCGATGAGACGATGGTACAGCCAGTACGCTACGAATCGAATCCAATGAGTCCTAGGTTCGGTCAGCCGGTTATGTATATGGTTACGTTTAATGATCCTAGAGATAACCATACGGGAATCGGATTGCCGATAGCGACTAAGTGGGTTCATTGGTCTAGGATTATTCATCTAGCGGATAATCTTAACTCTAGTGAATCGTTCGGTCCTCCTAGGATGAAAGCGGTATTGAACCGTATCTTAGACTTAATCAAGCTCTATGGCGGTTCAGCTGAGATGTATTGGAGAGGAGCTTTTCCCGGACTCTCTATAGAGACGAATCCGCAACTAGGGGGAACGGTTAACGTAGACCTTAAGAAAGTACGTAGTCAAGTCTCAGATTATCAGAACGGGCTACAACGCTTCTTAGGTCTGATAGGGATGACTGCTAAAACCCTAGCTCCTACGGTAGTAGATCCTACAGCTCAAATAGAGACTCAACTCCAGGCGATTTGTATCCAACTCGGATGCCCTAAACGAGTCTTTATGGGTAGTGAGAGAGGAGAGCTAGCGAGTAGTCAAGACGACGCATCTTGGAACGATAGACTTAGAGACCGACAGAATAGCTACTTAACTCCTAGAGTTATCGTACCGTTTATTGATCGTCTTATTGCTATTGGAGTCTTACCGGAACCTAAAGGGTATACGGTAGAGTGGCCTGATCTAGAAGCTCTAGGAGATGCGGAGAAAGCCGCTATTGGTCTTCAACGTACTCAAGCTCTGGCAGCCTATACTGGAGGGGGATTACTCAACGCTCTAGGACTTAAAGACTTCTACGTACAATGTTGGGGACTTACCGATGAAGCCGCTCAAGCTCTAGTAGATAACGCTAACGAAGATAATCTAGAGACTCTCGCTACTCCTCCCGATCCTAACGCAGAACAAGGAACAGATATTGGAGGAGAGAATAACGCTCAAGCTAGCGATCAACAGACGGAAGATAATCCGGATGAAGAACAAGAGGACGGAGAAGAGACTACTAAAAACCAAGAAAACTTCTACGGTTGGAAAAACGAGATACTAACTAAGTTTGGTCTAGTCGCTAACTATAATCCTCATCAAGCGAGAGATAGTCATGGGAGATTCGGATCAGGAGGAGGAGTAACTACTAAGCACGGAGATACGTTACATCCGGTTAGCTATGTAGACTATAAGACTAAGACTCTCCCTAGCGGAAAGGTAGTTAAGCATGGAGGAAAGTGGGCTGACGAACAAGGTAATTACGCTCCAGAACATATTCAAAAGATGGCTATCCCTCCGGCTTGGACTAAGGTACATGTTAACGCGAATGCTAAAGGAGATTTACTAGCGAGAGGAGAGGATGCTAAGGGTAGAGTACAGATGAAGTACGGAGCTACTCATAACGTACAAGCTGCTATGGCTAAATTCGGGAGAGTGAAAGAACTACGGAAGAAACGACAAGCTATCTTTAAAGAGATTGATAGAGATGCTAAGAAACCTAGTCTTAAAGAAAACGCAGAGTGTCTTAAGACCATCTTACATACGGGTATTCGACCGGGTAGCGAAAAAGATACTCATACAGACTATAAGAGCTTCGGAGCTACGACACTAGAGGGGAAGCATGTTAAAGACAACGGAGATGGGACTGTTACGCTTAAGTTTGCTACGGGTAAAAACAAAGGTAGAGAAGTTGAGTTCCCAGTCCATGATAAAGCAACTAGCGAAATGCTCCTTAAGCGATCTAAGGAAGCTGGGCCAGACGGTAAGCTCTTCCATACCGACGCAGACTCATTAAGAGGTTATAGTAAGACTAAGGACGGAGGAGGATTTAAGACGAAGGACCATAGAACCGCTCTAGGTACGGAAGTCGCTATTCAAGCGATTAAAGAACATCCTACTCAAGAGTTTAAGTCTATGAAAGAGTACAAAGCAGCGGTTAAGACAATCGCTACGAGAGTTGCTAATACTCTCGGTAATACTCCTACAGTAGCTCTGTCTAGTTACATAGATCCTACGGTATTCGCGGGATGGAAACCTCCGAAAGTAACTAGCAAAGCGTAGTTACAAGCTAAAGCAAGGGAAAGCATAATGGGTGAACTCACTAACTACGAATTTACAGTTAAGTTCCTAGCCGCTACTATGTACTTTTGGATGTTAGTAAGCATCTCTCTAGGGATATGGTGTAATGGATTAGTTCTTTGTCGTATCGCTCGTGCGCTAGAGAATCTTAGGAAGGATAAAGCATGAAAGAACTTTCTACAGTTGAGCTACTGGCTAACTATGCAGAATTGTTAAATACCTATGGACCAGGATCGGAAGAAGAGTTACAATTTGTTAGAGATAGAGAGTTTGATATAGAATTCGCTAACCTAGCTAAAACTGCTAAACTACTCAAAGAAGCAGCTATAGGAGCAGGATTATGTTAGCAAGACGTTCATTCTTTCAAACGTGTCTAGGTGGATTGTTAGGACTAGTGTTTAAGAGTAAGCTAAAGCCCATTCCCTCCTCTAAAGAGATGGACCTCAATACTCTAGAATGGGAATCTAAAGGAGGAATGGAAGTCAATTTTAAGGTTATGAGTATAATGGTCCCTAAAAGTTGGCAAGGTGCCCCTACTCTCTACGGAGAAAAATCATAATGCTTAGACGAGAGATGTTAAAACTGTTTGGGTTGATTCCGTTCTTAGGACTAGGGGCTAATAAACCTCAAGAACCAAAAGAACAAGAGGCGGGAGAAGTTAAGAGTAGTAAGGGTAGGGGATTTGTTACTCATTGGCATCTCAATAAAGCAGGAGACGAGATAACTTACAAACTCTTCTACTCTAAGATACTTCCTCTAAACATCGTATACAAGTTCTATCAGAACTATGATAACAGTTTTACTAGTCAACCTTTCAAAGAGGTAATGAACTATGTTTGGAAGTTTAACCACTTTAGTTGGGAAAGACAGAGTTACGGGTCAGATAGCTTTCGATTTGTTCTAACTCTTAAATTTATTAGTGATATACATAAGTTTGACAGATCTATAATTGGTGTAGGAGACTTCTATAAAGGAGTATTTCCAGGTGTATGTATTCCTACTAGAGAAATCTCTAGTTTTGATACGTTGATTAAGGAGATAGAATCTAATGTCTAATCCTGATAAGTTCCCCCCAGACCCGGTTACGTTGATAAAGAACGATTATGATAGCGGAGAAGATTGTCCTAGTTGTAAAATACTCTCTTATCTTACCATAGCATTTATACTAGGTTGTTGGATAATCGGATTTCTCATTAGCTAAGGAACTATAATGTCTAAACACTCTCACGATGAACTCCCTATAGACTTAGATTTTTCTCAGGGAGATCCAGACGACTGGAGAAATTTAGAAGATCCGGATAGTGAGCTAGAGAACGATGAGGATGAAGAAGCTCCGAAGTATGTTAAGTCTATGTTAGGGTTTGATCCGGCTGAGTTTGATATAGACGACTCCGATGATAACGAAAGCGATGAATCTGATCTTGAGTCTAATGACAGTAGTCCTACTAGCTTAATTCCCGATACTAAGCTCATGGGAACTCACGGACCTACGGGGTTTAAGTTCGATCCTCCTTACGGTCATTGTCCGGTATGTGGAGCTAAAGGACATACTAGGAAAGAGCATACAGATACTTGTGAGAATGGTTGTACTTATCCTAGTGAACTAGCCGTACATAGTGTAAGTGCTAATACAGAACTAGTTGAAAACTATCCCGGACAACCCCGCGATTCTCATGGACGTTTCGGAAGCGGAGCTAAAGGATCTCCTGCCCATAAAGAGTACGTTGCTAAAAAGGGAGCAGTACCTAAGCCGATTCCTATCCCTCTCGGAAGTACGGGAGCTAAGATATCGGATCACGCTCCTAAAACGCCTACGTTAGGGCTAGGAAGCGATAAGATAGCTCGGGAAAGGAAAACCTCTATCCCGAAAGGAGCGACGGCCTACGAGCCTAACGTAACGATTACGGCTAAGAGCGGAAAAGGGAAAGGAGTGACTAAAGCTGCTAGAATCGGAGTACCGGGGATGGAAGTCCCTCCGCTCCCTCCTATCGGTAGGCTTCCTAACTTGACGGGGAAAGAACGTAAAATAGAAGGAGAGTTTGTTAACGCTGTTAATAAAGATCCTAACGGGATGGCTAAGAAGTTTCATGAGATAGTTCTCTCAACTACTAAGCCGGGTGATCCTCCTACTTTCGGAACCGATGATGCTAAAGTACTTCATGCTGCTTGGTCTCATCCGGAACTCTCTCTAGCGGATCGATCTACTAACCGAGCTATCTATAATTGCGCTCTTCATCAAGCAGCGAACGCGATTACTAAGAGAGCTTTCGTTAATCACTTAGATACGTTGAAGAAGGGAGATGAGATCCTAGTAACCGTAGGTGGCTGTGGATGCGGAAAGGGCTATGCGTTAAAAAACATTCCTCAAGCACTAGAACTTAAATCGAAAGCTAAAGCAGTTTGGGATAGTGCTGGAGATCAAAACGCTACGGAGAATCCTTGGATACAGAAAGAAGCAGAGAAGAGAGGATTAAAAGTCAACTACCTTTATGTTAGTGCTGATCCTCATACTCAATGGGCTGATCCAGCTAGAGGAGTAGTTAAGCGGGCTCAAGATCCTCAAGACGGTAGAATGGTAGACGCTCACGTATTTGCGGATAGCTATGCTCTAGGAGCTAGGAATCATCACGCTTTCCATCAAGCTAATAAAGATAATCCTAACGCTAGATTTATGTTCCTTAAATCGGGAGCGGAAGTAAAGCAGATTCCGGGAGTACCTGTAGAGGCTAGAAGCTTAGACCGGAGGCAGCTAGCTAAGTTTGCGGTTGATACGGTTATGAATGACCCTACTGTTCCGGCTCATATTAAAAGAGGAGCTACTATCGGTAATCGTATTTGGGGTAATCCTCTCACGGAGAACGAATACGGAACGTTTACTATGGAAGATATTGAACCTGTCTATAACTATGATCTAGCTCAATGGCTAGACGAATGGAACGAAGAAATCCAAAGAACGAACGAGATGGGTAAGATAGCGAACGATGACGGATATGTAATTCCTAGTACGGAACTCTATCCCCCGGAACTTAATGAAGATGGGTCCCTAGTAGATCCTAACGAAGAATAAACTAAAAGTTCATTCAAGCTAAAGCAAGAGGAATAATGGACGTTTTTAATAACCCTTGTATGAAGTCCGGATGCTCTAATTGGGTAGAAAAACCGGGTACGTATTGTCCTAGTTGTAAAGCTAAGAGAGTTAGAGAGACTCATAAATGTGTAGAGGAGAATTGCAACGCTACAGTATTTCGTCAAGGATGTCGATGTAACTCTTGTGCCGCTACTCTTAGGAATAAGCAACGAGAGAATCCTACCCCCGATGAGGAGACTATAGACTACGCTACGTACATTCCTACTCCGGAGCAGATTAGAGAAGAGTGTCTAGCTATCCAAAGAGAATGGGATAGACATGAACTAAATAGTCGAACTGTCTATAAGCAAGGAAGTGTAGATTATGGACGAGTATACAAAAAACCATAAGCCTAATAAGTGTTCTGAGAATTGTGGTAGATATGCGGTCTACTTCAAAGATCCTACTAGCGGTAGATCCTCTATCGTAGGTTATTGTAGAGATTGCTATGAAGTCTTATGTGCTCGTTCTCTAAGAGAAGAATCATTATATACTACTCCTCATAACTTTCAAAATCTTAGTGGTACAAGACTCTACGGAACAAGAGCTACTAAACCTAGACGAATTAAGGCGATAAATCTTGACTAATCCTCTTAAACTAGACCCAACGAGAACCGGTTTTATAAGGCAAGCTTTCATAAAAGAAATTGCTAAGAGGTTTAGTCTTCTCAAACAAGAGATAGATAAGCTCATAGTAGAGGAAGATGCTTTCGGACTAGTACCTAACAAGTCTAGCATTTTGAGTTATTCGGAGATTGCTCGCGACAGTAACACCGTGGTAAACCTAGCCCTAAAACAACTAGAGAGACGTATCGAACCAGGTATTCATGTCCCTGGATTGAGCGGTGTTACTACTCTAAACACTAGATTCTCATTTCATACCGATGAGCAGAAGCTTCAAGCCTTTAGACAATGGCTAGGAACTCAAGTTAAGAAGTACATAGTTAAAGGCGATGAAGACCGTTGGTGGGATAAGTACATAGCGGACGCTTACAAGAAAGGTCAAGGGAGAGCGTTCGATGAAGTAGATAAGAAAAGACCTAAAGACTTAAGTAAGTCGCTAGACTTCTACAATGAGCCTAGAGAACAATTCTTACGTAGCTCGTTCGGACAGCCGGAGACTAAAGAGAAAATCAAACTCTTAGCAGCTAGAACGTTTAATGAGCTACAGGGCGTAACAGACACTATGAGTCAAGTTCTTACTAGGACTCTCATGGATGGAGTAGCGCAAGGATTAGGACCAAAAGATATAGGTAATGAAATAAATAAACAACTAGGGATAGGAATAAATAGAGCAAACACGATAGCTAGAACAGAATGTTTACTTCCGGACACTCTTGTGGATTCGGCGGTGATAAGGGCAGTTTTTAGACGGTGGTATAGCGGTCCAGTCGTTGAGATCAAAGTCAGAGACGGCAGCGTATTCACCACAACCCCTAATCACCCTATGCTTACGCAAGAGGGATGGGTATCTGCGGGTCTTCTCAAGCAAGGAGACAATCTCATCGGCCACAACGGGAAGAAGGATACGAGGGTTGCCGGAGACGTGAACATAAATAGATGTCCAACCCCTATTAGCGAGATATTTGATTCTATTAGTACATTCGGCATAGTTGAAAGGAAAATTGTTAGCGGTCCAGACTTCCACGGCGACGGAAGGGAGAATAGCAATGTCGATATTTTTTGTACCAACAGGGAATTGAGCATCGGGGATTTCTCCCCTCTCAATAAACCAATTATGGAGAACGTCTTCACCCCATCCGGTCTTTCTCGCTCGTCTTTTTGCAGCACCTGTTCCGGTCTTCTCTCTATCGACAAACGACATTGCCTCTGTTCTAGTACGCAAAGGAACACCTTTATCTCTCAACCGAGTTTTAATAACATCGACATCTATACTGAGACTAGAGGCCAAAGCGGTGAGGGATTCGCCTGCGATATACCTATCGACAATCTCATCGGCGTTAATGTCATATCGGAAAATTTTACTCCTTCCCTTACTCTTAGAGAGCAACAAACTCTCAGAGCGACTTCTAAGAATCCCCATTTCCTTCAAAACCTTTCTAATCCCGTCCTCATAATAGAATCCGAGAGTATCGACAATCTGTCTCTGAGTGAGTCCACTCAAGTAAAGCTCGGCAATATAGTCTCTATCCGCACTAGTCAATATTCTGGGCATGTTTATAACCTCGAAACTCCTCACGGGTATTTTACGATAGATAACTATTATACCGGAAATACGGCGAGAGCCCATAATGAAGCAACGCTAGACTCTCTTGAAGCTCTAGGAGTAGATCAACTTAATGTAATGATAGAGTGGAGAACTACTTACCCTCATCTAGTAGTTCCCAAAGCTAAGAAGAGTACAAGAGCTAACCAAAGGTTATCTCAAGCTAAAGCAAGAGGACGAAGGAGAGCTAAGGCGGGTAAACCTTATATGGTTCCTTGTAAGATATGTGCTCCTCTTAACGGAGTAGTATTAACAATAGCTCAAGCTAGAGGAATGTTTCCTCGTCATCCGTCGTGCATGTGTTGCCCTGTGCCTGCTAACTTAGGTGAGAGTACAGAAGGACAGAAACGTACTCCCGCTAAGATCCGAAAAGCTATTGACCTATCACTACGTAGAGAAGCTCCGGAAGGTGTATCACTAGCGGAACAGAGGAAAGAGTCTAGTTGGGTAGGTGGGGATTTAGAAGTTACAAAGGGTAACTACCCTAACCCTCTATTTAATGAGTACGTGGAAAATTATCCGGGTCAGCCGAGAGATTCGAGAGGAAGATTTGGCAGTGGTAATTTGAGTAGAGTCTACGCTAAGCTCAAGAACATAGTAGAGAAAGGATCGAATACCGCTACTCTCGCTCCTACTCCGGCTAAGCTAGAATCTAAGCCGTCTTATCCTACCCTTCCTCATCATACTTCGGATAGAAAAGCTCCAGTAGGTATCTCGTTTAGCGGGACTCCTACTCCTTTTACTCACGCTGTTTGGGATAAGATAAACAAAGTTCATCATAAGAGTGGAATGTTTCACACTGACCCGGAAGCGATGAAAGAGATAGGAGAATTAATACATAAAGAGGTAATGAACCATCCGGAACTAAAAGCCTACTTAGAAAAGAAAACAGAGCTAAAGGATAATGTAGAGAAGGCTACAAAAGCTCTTTATGCCGCTAAGTCTGAAGCTAAGCGTAAGAAGCTAGAAGTAAAAGAGGAAGAAGCTTATGAGACTATTAGAAACTTTAATAAAGCTCATAACGGAGAACAACTACAACAGAAAGCGGTCTTTAATACTCTAACTCAAATTCGAGACTTTGGGACGGAGAAGACCGTAGGACATAGCGGACATACTGAAGTTAAGGAACTACTAGATAACGCTGCTCAATCCTATCCTAAAGAATGGGCAAACAAGATAGCTGATCTTAAAATACACGCTACTAAAGATGTAGGAGATGCTGGAGGATTCTTTGACGGATTTAGTTCTGGTAAGGTAGTAGTAGCCGTAGCTCATGATAAAGATAAAAACTCTTTGGAAGGAGCTTTTGCTACAGCGGTACACGAACTAGGTCACGCTGCGGAACATACTATTCCGAGACTAGGATTGTTAGAGAGAAAGTATCTAGAGTCTCGTATGAAACCGGAAGAAAAACCGATCATAGAAGGTACTATACGGGGAGGAAAGGTAGAGATGATTAAGGATGAGTTTAGACGATCTTACACAGGACGTATCTATAACGGGCTAACAGGAGACGGTAAGCCTAACTACTATCCTCACTTTGAACTAGTCTCTACGGGAATGGAAGGAATATTAGGAGGCCATCGATGGAGTATAGACGACGATCACGCTAAGTTTATATATGGTATATTGGCTAGCGTTTCTCCTAATTGAAAGGCGATTATGTTTGAAGTATTAGGAAGGTACAAAGGTAAAGTAGTACAAGTAAAGTGGGAATCAGGAGAAATAGAAGCTTGGATGAAGAGCGGAAATAAGCTATTGTATAATGATATTCTAATAAAGAGTCTAGTAGAAGCTAGTGAGCAAGGGACTTATGGTAACGTACAAACTAAGTTCTTCAGAGGTAAAGACGTACTAAAGAGTGCTCTCGGTACTTGGTTGTTCCTCAGTGATACTCTAGAGGATATGAAGCTAGTAGAAGGGGAACAACCTCTTTGGCCCGATATTCCTAACGGAGTGGTAGCGTGATAAACTTAGTAGGCAACTTCAATCCTAGTAGTGTAACTGATCCTCAAGGAGGTATTCTCCTCTCTTGGGGTAGCTATCGATTCCCTCTCACTACTTTTATTAGTGTACCGGGGGGAGGCTGGGTAAAGTTCGGTAAAGGATCTAACCCTATACTCGCTACAATAACTAACCCGGTTAAGGCTAATCTCTTAAATTGGCAAATAGTCAATAGTCAGTTTATAGCAACTAGAACCGTAGCGAGATTAAACGGAAGAATACAAGTCTCCGATACGATAACGAATCTGACTAGTAGTGACTTAGGATTTATGGTAAGGAATGAAGTAAGCTTACCTTCCGATCCTACCGAGAAATACATAGGAGGTAACAACCTTCCTGCCCTACTCCAAATGACTCAGCCGGAACATCCTACAGTCTTTGTACCTATGGGAGGAGTCTCTTTAGGCTTAGTAGCGGAGGACGATGTATTTAGGGCTCAGAATATCCTCTACTGTTTTAATCAAATAGCCGGGATTAGAACCGAGAGACTAGTAGTTAAGGCTAAGAGTTCAGTTACTCTTAAATGGTCTTGTTACTTCTCCGCTATGGACTATTGGGGATTCATAAATCGAGTAAGGAAGGATTGGAAAGTATCTCCTACTCTACAAGGTCCGTATTGGTGGTTACCTATAGCGACTGCGGAAGCTCTAGACGACGCTACTCTAGGGAACTGGCTTAACAAGGCTAAACCTTATGCGGCCGTTATTGAGAGTTGGTTGGATTTTAGTAAACCTGATAAGCCTCCTATGGTCGGTCTAGGAGTAGGAATACAAGATCCTTACTTTGATAATTGGCGAGATAAGGTAATAGTGACGATACAAAGGATTAAGAAGCTAGCCCCATTTGTTAAGGTCTTAGTCTATAATCATCGTTGGTATAACTTCCCTCAAAATAGCGGAACCTTTCCGGACTCTCAAATAAAGCTAGCGGACGGAACTCAGTCTACCGAGAATTGGGGAGGGATGTATAGTAACGCTTATGGAGTCTATCCTACGCTTACGAATAGTTTCGGTAAGGCTTTTGAAGCGATGATAACTACTCAAACTAAAGAGCTAGGATCGGACGGAGTATATGTAGATGAGTATTACCGCTCCGGAAGCCTCAATGATCCTATTACGTATAGTGAGTGGGATGGGGTTAGTGCTATCTTAGATCCTACTACGTTCACTATTAAAACTAAGGTAGGCTATATCTGGTTATTGAGTAAGGCATTTGATAAAGCCGTGTTCGGACCTATGAAATATTTCCTAGGTAACGTACAACCTTATACGATAGAGGATAATCAAGGTACTCTACTCCATATGTGCGAGACAGAGTATCTCCCCGGTACGATGTTAACTCATCTCTTCTCTCCGATAGCGTTCGACGTTAAGTTCCAGACTTATACAGTACAAGACATAATTGATAGGTTGAAGCTAGGAGCGGTATATGGAGTAACGGGACCGGGAGATAAACTAGGAATCTCTTCTAAGCTATTCCCTATTACTCCTACGTACATAGAAGCCGGGGTCATAACGGGAGTCGAGAGAATAATCACTTGTATTACGGGTAGATACGGTTGGAACGGGAGCTTTAAATACACTAGATATGATTTTGATAGTCTAGGAAATATGGCAACAGCTAGCGGAGTAGGGGTGAACAATATTTCCGTAGTTGTTCCTAGTAACGGTTTAGTAGTTATTCAAAAGAATTAGACAGGCGAAAGAATGGAGACTCAAATAGTGAATCAGCCTTATGGTAAGAAGGAATTTACTCCTACAGAAGAGCGGATGTTAGCTGTACTCTCGGACGGAGATAGGCATAAGAAGGAGGAACTACATAAGTGTCTATTTGATGAGCTATCCCAGTTTATGACGGTAAACTTCCATATACAAAATATGCGAAGAAAACTAGAACGAAAAGGCCAGACTATAGTAGTTGAGAGAGGGAGGGGCTATGAGTTGTTCTATCGTCATGTCCGATTACTAGCGAGTCCTTACAAAGAATAACCATGAACCAAAAATATAGAGCTAGTTTCCTTACAGTGAATCAAATATTTAATCTAAACGTAGCTTGTAGAGCATTGAAAGATTTTGGTGTAGGTACGTTTCACGTAGGTTCATCCCTAGAGCGATCTGACTATCATGACGTAGACCTACGTTGTATTTTACCTAATAAGGAATTTGACGCTATGTTCTCTGATTGTCAAGATCCGCGATTTTTGTTTCTTAATACAGCTATCTCAGAATGGATAACGGCTAGAACAGGACTTCCGATAGATTTCCAATTCCAACGAATGACGGACGCTAACGAGCAATTCCCTCATCCGGAACATCGTAGAAACGGAACAGGCCACTGATCTAGCAGAAGAGAGAGAGAGAGAGGTATATAATAGCATGCAATTACCAGCGCCAATTACTCATCCTTGGTTTGAAGCTAAGTTTTTCGCTAATGTCGGCAATGACGGCAGTTATCGAATTCGCTTTGAAAGTGGGGATCGATTTTCGTTTGCACAATCGCAGGGACTATTTTTATGGTGTCCTTGTGGATTTGGGCTTTTAGACAAGGATGGAAAGGAACGCTTCCCGCTCGATTTGTCACAGAATCTCGGACGTCCGCATGGGTTACTTATTCCGTTTAGTAATCCACCTTGCGGAATCCTAGTACATCCGGATTTCGGTCCACGGTCACGAGATGGAAAAACGCATCCAAGATGGGCAATTAGCGGAAGTGAGCTCGATGACTTGACGCTCGTGCCAAGTATTGCCGTTGGAAATCCTGAATGTTGGCACGGATTCATTACCGCAGGAATAGTGAAGAATTAGGGATCTCTCATGTCGAACACTGTAGGAACGGAGCGGAGTGGGTAACTAGTCTTATAATTTTTCTCAGAAAAACCTACCGGGCTAATCCCCGGTTTTTTCGTTTCTAGACTTCTCCGCTTAGCGTCTAATGCTCTCCCGTTCTCTAATCCACTCCGTTTCCCGTCTTTTTCCTCTATCGCTTTCTAGGACTATCCTAGAGCGTTTACGAGTATCTAGTTTAATCGAGACTTCTGTAAATTCGTATTTACGGTAGAGGATCAATCTCTTTATCGTAACTCGTATGAGCACACCTTTCTTAGACGATAAATACCAGTACATTGAGGAAGATGACCCGCTCCTAGTCGATAACGATTGGGCAGCGTGGAAACTCAAGCATCCTACTCTAGCTGGTACTATTCATAAAGCTCTAGGAGTTTTTAAGAATCCTGGGTCTCAAGAGATTAAGCCTCAATTACCTAAGTTGAGAAAACTAGGTAAACCGCAATTTGAAAAACAACCCTCCGCTCCTAAAGCTAAGAAAATTTCTCCTAAGCGAGTCTCTAAAAAATCTAGCTCTGCTCCTAACGCTAAGCATCTTGAGCTAGGAAATAAGCACGCGGAATTAGCTAAACACTTTGGAGAACAAGTTAAGGGACTAGCGGACGGGGCTAATAGAAATGATGCTCTTAAGCAAATGAGTCATCATCTCCAAAAAGCGGGACATCACTTCTCTAAAGCCTTTGGAGAGAGTTCAGTGTCTAATGAGTTCCAAGACGATAAATACCAATACGTAGCTAATGGGGGACCCGGTTCAGGCCGACGTAAAGGATCGGCCCATTCTCTCTCCAAAATAGCTAACAAGGAAACTTTAGCTCTTGGGGGAAAGAATGCTAAGCTATTTTCTAAAAAAGCTTTAGAAGCTAGTAGTCTAGGAAACCATTCTCTAGCAGCTAGTAATCATCTCAAAGCTGCCGACTCTCACAAAAACTTTATTCAACATACTGGTAACGCTACTCTTAAGGCTTCTTTAAACAATGCTGCTAAATTACATAGTAGTGCAGCGGAAGCCCATATAGCTAGTTTTCGTAAAGGATATTTAACTAACGAACAGGTAGAAGATTCGTTTGTTGTTAATGATCTTGAGTCTCTATCCGCTAACCTCTCCGGTAACGCTCGATACGCTAAGTTAAACGGACGTAACTATATAGTTGCTCCTTTGACTATGATAGTTCCCGGCGTGCTTAATGGAAGTAAGGGCAAGCTCTTCTACGATTCAACCGAGATTGGTAAAGATCCTAGCGTATGGAACGGAGTCCCGATAACCGTCTATCATCCTAGTCGAGATGGTAGGAACGTATCCGCTAGGGACCCAGACGTACTTCAACGTCAAGGAATCGGTCAAGTCTTTAAGACAGTTCATAACGGTAAGCTCCAAGCGGAAGGTTGGTTTGACGTAGAAGCTACTAAGCGAGTTGATAACCGTGTACTTCAAGCTCTCGAAGCAGGGAATAAGATTGAGCTGAGTACGGGATTGTTTACCGATAATGAACCTGCTCCTCATGGAGCTAACTTCAATGGTAAAGCTTATGACTATATCGCTAAGAACTACCGACCTGATCACCTAGCGATTCTCCCCGATAAGAAGGGAGCTTGTAGCCTTTCGGACGGTTGCGGAGTATTTAACCAACTTACGGTTAATGACGATGGTAGTCCAGGTAGTTTAATAGCTCATAAAGACTTATATGAAGATTGGTATAAGAGGCTTGAGAAATTAGTAGGTAATGATTGGACTAAGTGGAATCAAACTCATCAAGCTTCTCTAGCTGCTCATCAAGCTAGTTTGAAATCAAGGTATGGTAAGGGTAAGACTATCTCTACCGCTGCTAAATTTGCATCAGAATCTGCTAGCGAGTTTTCTTCACAAGCTCATGAACTAGGTAAAACCGTAGAAGGTAATAAATCCCAACTATCTGGGCATAGTGATGCTCAACTAGCTCACTATAATGCTTACAATAATCATATGAATGCAGCGGATTTCCACGGTAAAGCTGCGTTTGCCCATGGAGGTAGAACATCGGATGAAAATAGTCACGCTGCAAAAGCACATAGAGATGCGGAAATAGCTCATAGACAAGCTGCTGAATCACATAAGGCTAAACTACCTCTTAAGGTATTTGGGCTTAATGAAGAGCTAGAGACTAATGGAGGTCCGGGTAGCCTAATTACTCACGGAGGTAGGGGCTCTGGGCGTAGAAAAGTAGGTGTTGAAGGAGCTATGGTAGCTAGTCGAAAAGCGATTAGTGCCTCTAAGCAAGTAAGTCCTTTTCTACACCAAGCCGCAAAGAGCGGGATTGCTATGGCAAGAGAGGGAAAATCTAAGCACTCTGATATAGCAATTACCCATAGGAATATTGCCCAAAGTCACTATAACCTAGCCCACACAGAAAATCGAACAGGACACATCAACGCTGCTAAAGCTCACGAAAAAGCTACATCGCTTCACTCCAGTCTAACTACTAACGAATTCCAAGACGATAAATATTCTTACGTAGACAACGGAGGACCGGGTAGTGGACGTCATAGTCTTAAAACAGTAAGCGGAGCTACTAGTCATTTCTTCTCGGGACTAGAGAAGGCTAAGCAGAGTATTCATAAGGAGCATACTAGACAAGCTTGGGAAGCTACTAAGAAAGCTAACGAGTCTGGAACGGAGAGAGATCACGCTACGGCTAAGATGCGCCATGAAGAAGCTTCTATACCTTATAGGGGGGCTCATCCGCGTAAGTTCGATAGACATCAAGACCAAGCAGATAGACATGGAGAAGCTCTAGCTACTATCCGCAAAGCAGCGGGACAAAGAACTAGTGTATTTGCTAAAAATCAAGATACTAGTTGTTCTTGTCATAACGAAAATGCAGTAGTAGCTAATGATTGGGCTAAATGGAACGCGGAACATGGAGGAAAAACTCACTCTGTTGCACTTCCTAAGAATCCTAAGAAAGCTAACATACTTCCGGTAGGTATGGCTCTTCATGAGATGGGGTATAAACTAGGACCAGCTAACAGTAGTCCTACTAGTACCCTATACCATGTAACTCATCCTAATGGTAAAACTAGTCATATGTCTCCGGCTCAAATCAAAGAGCTAGTGTATGCTAATAAAGCCGTACATAATGAATCGGTAGATAATAACTGGGC